TAAACATTTTGATGGTGTCTGTATTCCGACATCGCCTCGTAGCGCACGCCGTCCGTCACCTTCAGCTGTCCTATCTTCACGATGCGTGGGTCCCAGCGGCCACGGCGGCCTCGCTCGAAGCCGACGGTGGGGAAGAAGAGGTCGTAGTACATGAAGTCGAGCATGCACTGCGAGAGGTGCAGGTCGAGGTTGTTCTCCTCCAGGAACTGCTTCACGCCTGGCACATGGCGTTCCATGCCGCTGTCGTCCTTCTCGTCGTAGCCCTCCCACGTGCGCTCCCACTCGTAGTAGGCCTGCTCCCAGTAGTCGGGGCCGATGCCCTGCAGCCGTGGACGCGGGCGGTTCTCGGGGGCTATCTCGGTGATGGGCTTCAGTGGATCCTCACCGGGGGCGGCAGCGGGGTCGATAGCCATGTCGCCGCCGTACTCGTCCTGCTGCTCTCCATTGCGGGCCTGCTGGCAGCGCAGCCGTAGGTTGAAGCCCGCGTGCTGGAACTCGCAGTAGGTGTCGTCCTCGAAGTGGTACATCAGCCTTACGCCCAGTCCCGTGGCCAGGTCGGCCAGGTAGCGCAGCGGCGCGGCGGTGTAGGGGCTTGCCTTCGCCAGCGAGTAGATGACGCCGGGCAGGTTGTCCTTCGGTCCCCACTTGATGTAGCCGCGTCCAAGCGGCTTGCCGTCCTTGTCGCTGATGGAGGTCGGCATGGAGTCGGTGCTGTCGAACGACCATGCCACCTGCGACAGCGGACCGTTGCTCAGCGTGCCGCAGCTCATGCCACTGGCCATCGACTGAGCCTCGCCCTTCGACGGGTCGCGGTCGCCGAGGGAGAGCGAGCGCACCTTGCCGTTGAGCACGTCGAGCGCCACAAACCCACGCTCCCGCAGCGAGCGGTCGAGCTTCTGATATTCCGAGAAGGTCTTCGGACGGTGGATGATGCTGCCCGCATTGCCTCTGTTGTTCTTATTCTTAGCCATATTTCTGTGTTGGATTTTTGAGGTGAAGATAGGGGTGAGAGGGCGGGAAATCAAGGGCAGGGAGTAAATGAAGAATGAAGAGTGAAGAGTGAAGAATTTGCTGCAGCCCTACCCTACCCGAAAAATTTTTCTGCCGAAATGCTTGCACGGTTCAGGAATAATGCTTATCTTTGCAGCGTCAAAAACCAAGAGGGGCATGAAGCAGCAGCCCCATAACAAGGCTGCTTATTTTGTGCCCGTGCCATAGAGATATAACATCGGCGGCAACCGCGTGGGGTCATGGAAACATCCCCAAAGGCCTACCCTCTTGGTGCCTTGACAGCGCGTAGTACCGCTATTTTTTAATTGTCAAAACCAAGAGCGTATGCCGAAGAAAGGAAGTTATAAACAAAGTATCGAAGAACTGGAAGCGGTTGCCAACAGATACGACTATCTACCTGAGTTCCGGAAGAAGGAACCTCGTATCTATGATGCGATACAAAGGCGCGGGTTGATAGATTCTCTTTGCAAGCACATGAGGCGAGGTCGTCCGTTATCACTGACTAACGAGGAACTGAAGGAAATAGCTTCACATTATGACTATATGCCGGAATTTCGCAGCAAAGAGAAGCATGCTTACGACACGATTTGTAGACGAGGACTTTTGGAGGAATACTGTACCCACATACAACGTGACGACAGATCCACTCCCGAAGAAGTTCTTGCCGCAAAAGCGAAAAAATACAACACATTCCAAGAATTGATAAAGAACGACTATAACACTTATGCAATTATCACAGCACGTGGGCTTACCGACAAACTATGTGCCCACATGAGGCGAATAAAAAGATATAGATATAAGGAAGAAGAACTGGCAGAGCGGGCGCTTATGTACGATGACTTCCATGAGTTTTCGCAGAAAGAACCATCTGTCTACGCAGCGATTCTGGATAGGGGTCTTGCCGATAAGCTATGCGCCCACATGAAACGTCGAAAGAAGTACAAATACACTTACGATGAACTTGTGCAAATATCGTCAGGGTACGACATTCTGCAAGAGTTTTATAATAATGAAAAAGGGGCATACAAGGCGATAAAAAGACGTGGCCTTTTTCAGGAGTTGTGCGGACACATGAAGCGGAAGGGAGACTGGCATAAGAGAAAGGTTTATGTGTTTACTTTCTCAGACGGGTATGCTTATGTAGGTCTTTCTCTAAACCCCGAGCGCCGATTCCTGCAACATACAAAAGATAAAAAATCTCCCGTTTATAAACATATCCAAGAGACAGGAACTAAATATGAATACAAAATATTAACCGACTGGATTGGCGCAAACATTGCTGGGGAAGTGGAAGAAAGTTATATTAGAAGATACTCCGCCGAAGGCTGGAAACTGCTGAACAAGGCAAAGGGTGGCGGGCTTGGGTGGTCATCTATCGACATGTCGCACGATAAGTTAAAGAAGGAAGCTGCGAAATACCATACATTTGAAGAGTTCCAGGAGTATTCTCCTTATTGCTATTACTATATGCTTGATAATGGAATGCTTGACGCATACTGTAAGCATTTAAAACATAGCAAAGATTACGCAGGGAAAACTATAAACGACAAGTTGGAGATAATCGCCGGCTGCAAGACGCGCATGGAGTTGAACAGGAAATCGGCTGGCATCTATAAGTGGGCGAGAAAGAACGGACTCCTTGATAAATACTTCCCAAAGAGAGTACCAGCAAAAAGGAGACGCAGTTATACGGACGAGGAAAGGATCTTTATTCTCAAAAGTTGCAAGAACCGGCGCGAGCTGGCTATAAAATACGGTGCTGTCAACGATTGGGCCAAAGCTAACAATTTGTTAGATAAGTATCTTCCAGTGAACGGTAAATACACAGATGAAGAAAGGATGGAGATTATTAAGTCTTGTAGTTCGCGTTCAGAACTACGCAAGAAATCATCAAGCGTATATTATTGGCTTAGAGATAATGGACTACTGGATGAATACTTCCCTTGCCAGCTTAAAAGATTGACCAACGAGGAACGTATTGAAATATTAAAATCGTGCAGGACAAGGACAGAACTAAATGAGAAGTACCGCTTTATCTACGTATGGGCAAGAAAGCATGGATTGCTTGATATATATATTCCCGCACAAAGTCCTCCTACCTCGGTATCACCAGATTCTTGAACCGCCCGCGCAGCCCGCCGCCAATCTTCTTGTTGTTCTCGGCCCCCACCTTGATGCCTATCACCAGGTCGTCGAAGCAGTCGGTCAGGTCGGTGCGCTGGGCCAGCGGTCCGGCTACACCCTCTTCGCTGGCGTACTTCTCCAAGTGCTTGTCTTTTTTGAACGTGCCAGGCACTACGGCACAACTCGACAGGGCTGCCTGAAGGTTCTCGCATCTGTTAGCTTCCTTGTTGATGTAGATGGCGGGCGACTGGGTAAAGCTGAACATGTCGTTAATCAGCTGGTACTTCCTCTCGTGTTTCCACACGGGGAACTCCGCAGCACATACAGAGAACCCGTAGCCCTCCAGTTCGCGGATGACCACCTTGTCGAAGCGTGAGTCCTCGCTGTTCTCCACGGCATAGGCCGTTGCGCCGCCTTGGAAAATCGTAGGGGTGTGATAGAATATCACCTGTGCGCCGCCGCTCTTGCCACGATTGCGGCGCAGGTAGGGAGTGTAGTATTCTGCAAATTGCTTGACTAATCCCATGAGTCGAACCGGCGCCTGAACCCAGAACTCCTTCATCACCATGATGGACGGCTTGCCCTGATACATGCGAGTTTGCGCCACGAGCAGAAAGTTGGTTCTGGAGCCGGCATCAATGCTGATGCAGAGCGGCGACTGGTAGTCTACGTCTAAGTCGAGGGAGCAGTCCCTTCCGTCGCGCTCCAGCTCGTCGAACTGCAGTGCCTCGTAGGACACGGAGGTTGGCCAGTGCTGTACGTCGAGGGCTTTCTTGTTGTTCACCACATGCAGATAGCGGTCCATAATCAGCCCCTCGGCATCGGCACTTTCATAGAGGTTGATGTCCGAGAAATTGCAGTAGAATCCGTCGGCGGCATTGCCAGGCGGTTGACCGAGGATAGTTAGGCGGTACTGTAGGTCGGTCAGGCTGCGCTGTTGCAGTCTCAGCCATGCTTCACCCCCGAGCAATGCGGCATTCTCGGCTGACGAGTATTCAAAGAAGGCACAGCTGCTGCCCCTGAGTTGGTGGAGCTTCTTCAGATACTCCGGACTCTGTGCCAACTGTGCGGCCAGATGTGGCGCGGTCTTCTCCAGATAGCGAAGTTCTGAGAGCATTTCTATTAGCTGACTGTTGACCGCCTGCGATTGCAATTCCAGTTCCTTCGCGTCTTTTTCCCACTCTCTCTGGGCGGTCACCATACCACGGTCACTGATCCAGAACTGCGACAGCCAGAACGGATTCTGGGCACTGCGTGTCCCGTAGCCCCATGCGTCCTTCCTCTCGGTCTTGCTGGCAGATGCCGGCATGAAGTCGCCGCGCAGCGTGGGCATCAGTTCTTCCTTCACTCGCTTCCATGGCAGATATTTCACCTCGTCACCCTTCAGCGTGGCCAGATTAAGGCCGTTACCACTGCCTCGTACTGCCATCGACAGCATGATTTCGCAATAGCCTGTAACAAAGTGAATTACGTTTTCCCACACCCTCGGCTTGGCCAGCGGCATAGGCCATCGCAGCTTGGCCGGAGCCTGCCCACGGAAGTAGAATCGGCCTTCCTCGAACCCCAGTGTATTGAGCACTTTCAGCACGTTTGGCATCGTGCGAGTGTATATCTGCTTGGCACTGGCTCCCACGAAACCACCCATCTGCCGGGGCAGTCCGAGGAAGCACTTGCCTTCCCACACGCCGAGCAGCGAGGTCTTGCCGAAACCACGGGCGGCGCAGATGAATGTCGTGCGGGCCTGCCAGTTGTATATCTCCAACTGTGCCCGGTGTAGGTAAATCTTGTGCTCCCCGTCGCCCATCAGGTCGAGATAGCCTCCCTCCTGCGGTTTCGGCTCTTCTACGTCTGGCAGCATCTTGCTCTCAAAATGGTCACTGCTCAGGTTCGGATTGGTTCCAAGTCTGCTCATGGCTGTTCTGTTTTTGTTCACGTTCCATCTCGTCAGCCTCGCGTTCGGCCATCATCGTGTTCACGCGGTCTTCGATGGCCAGGCGCTTGGAATCCTGGTAGGCCCCGTACTTTTTTATGATGGCCAGCGCCTGCTGGTCGGTAATCTCCTCCTTCGTCGGGTCAACATCCGTTACTTTTGCGGTAACCACTGGCGGCAGGAACATCACCTTGCTCATGTCCTGCTGCTCCTGCTCCGGCTTGTCCAGCCCGGCCACCTCATACAGCCGCTTCGAGCCTTTGTCGAGTGCCATCACGTTGTCGGTCTCCAGTCCGATGGTTATCATCCTCTCGGCGGCGTAGCGCACCTTCAGCTCGTCCTGCCGGCGCGAGCCCGACTGTATGTGGTCGATTACGAAGTCGAACAGCATCTTGTCCTTTTGTGCTGCCACGGTGACGGCTGCCGCGTCGCTGTAGCTTCCCGTCTGCTTCACCAGTTGGCGCAGCATCTGGTAGGCATCCAGCATCGGGTCCTTTATCCAAACCCAGTACACATGCGCCACCCTTGCCAGCCGGTCCTTATGCTCTCGTCGCATATCGAGGTCCTTAATCGGCACCCCACTCTGAAAGTGCAGCAGCGCCCCCGACATCAGCGATTGCGAAATACCTGTTTCTCTTGCCATAGTCTTTGTGTTGTGTTGTTTATGTCATCGGCTTGCGCCGAGAAATTTTGAGAAAACCGCTACGCGGGAAATTATTCAAATTAGTTTCAAATTTTCCAGTCTTTAATAATTTGGATTAAATTTGATAAATTTCCAGCCGGCAGGCTGTAGTCTCTAATTTCTGTCCGTCAGGACATCGTTCATATCGCCGCGATGAACTCCGCCCACTTGTGGCTGTCGCTCTTCCGGCTTGTCTGCTTCCCTGCGGTGTCGAACAGCGGGCCGTCGTTCCAGCCCGGTACGCCGGGACATAGCTTGCCCGTCACGTCATAGTGGCGGATGACGCGCTCGCGGGGGATGTCGTAGGCCATCATCAGATAGCGCACCAGGCGCAGCGTCCTCGCTATCACGGCGTCGCTCAGCGTCCACCCCTCGTGGTTGGGTGCCGATGCCGACGTGCCCTTGCTGAGCGTCGAGCACATCTCAATGCTGACGGTGTTGCGGTTCGTAGCCTTACCGCTCAGCCGTGCGCCGCCCGTCCAGGGGTTCCGCTTGTCGCCCACGGCCCAGCAGTAGTAGCTGTCGATGTCGGGGTTCACCTGCACGGTCTGCTCGTCGTCCACCACGAAGTCGGCGCTCGCTGGTCGCTTGGTGAACACGTCGCGGTTGGCCTTCGCCGCCCCGCGTGTGCTACGGCTCCCGGCGGTGTAGTGGATGGCGATGTAGTTCACCACCCGCCCCGGTGCAAACGTGATGTGCTGACGGATGAACGCCTCCGTCAGCGTCACCCCCGCCAGCCGCGCCATCGTCTTCCGTCCCGCTATGCCGTCGGCCACCAGCCCGTTCTCCGCCTGCTGGAACGCCGTCACTGCCGCCACCGTCCTGGGGCCGTAGTCGCCGTCAGCAGTCAGCTGGTAGCCCCGCTCCTGCAGCAGCCGCTGCAGCATCTCTACTCCCCCACCCTTGCTTCCTTTCTTGTAAGTCTTTGCCATATTGTTTTTGTGTTGTTATCAAGAATTATAGAATTTGAGAATTAAAATACTTTCTGCATACGAATCCCTTGCGGGGTGCATAGTCGAGGAAGTCCATGCTTTTGAACAGCCATGCGCGGTTTGCCCACCGCCCGAGGTCTTTCTCATATTGCGTTGGTATCCGTGTGTTGGTGTAGTCTCTGTATGGCTGAACGAATGGCAGGATGCCCAGACGCTTCAGCGTGCGCAGCCGATAAAGATCCTGCTCCTTGGTGGAGTTGAACCCTACCAGCACATAACAGGCAATCTTGTATGGCTTGATGTGCTTCACCATCGCCTCCAGTTGTGGCGTGAGGTCGAGTTGCGGCAAGTCCCAAGCAATATGGATATATCCTTTGCGCTTGATGGTGTTCAGGGCTTCCGCCTGTTCCTCGTCCATTATGCGGATGTCCACTCCGTGAAACTTCACTGGCAGTTTCTGCGCCTTCAAATCTTCGACGGCCTCGCGCCAGTTCGGGTTGGCGAAGAAGTTGTTGTCGAGTACTTCTATCCACTGCGCATTAGGGTTCCACTGCATTGGCCTGACGCTGTGGATGGCTCCCTCCTTGTCGTGAACCAGACAAAACGGGCAGTGGCGTATGCAGCCACGAGAGTAGAACTGCACACTGAACGGATATTGCGGATAGAGGTCGTAGGCCATTCCCGTGTGTGCCTCTATATCTTCCGGCAGACGGCTCTTGATATCGTAACCTGTCCCCCCCCCAATTATCTCGTCCGCGTCGTAGTCGTTGCGGTCGAAGTCGGGTGTAAAGGTGAACACCTTAGAGGCATAGATGCGGTCGTAGTGCTTGTGCGGCTCGGCCATCTCTGCCGTGTCGCCCTGCTCGCGGTGCCACGATGCTATCTTCATCAGTGCCACATTCGGGAAGTTATGCCCGTCAACGTCTATCAGTCCTATATTCATAATTCTTTCAGTTAAACCACCTCACCTCCGGTGCTCCCTTATATCCCTTCTCCCACACAAACCAGGCATACGCCGTGGCGCTTCCTCCTGTATGCTCGAAGTCCCCGTTCATGGCGCATTTCAGCCGCGCATGGCTCACCCAAATCCGTCGGGGGGGGTAATTTTCAAACAGCGCCGCCCGCCGCTTACCTTCGAGAAACGTCAACTTCAGGAACATCGCCACCTTCCTGCCCTCCGGGATGATCGCCAGAGCCTTCTCCACGAACTCCTGCGCAAAGGCATACGGCGGGTTCGTCACGATGTCACCCTCCCACCGCGTGTTCTCCGGCGCCAGGAAGTCAGCCACTTCACCATAACCACGGTCTGCCAGGTCACGGCTCACCACCTCATACCCTGCCCTGATGAGCTGCCGCGAGATATGTCCCTCGCCACAACTCGGCTCCAGTATCGGCCCGTCGAAGTGCTCGATGCGACAGAGCCAGTCCGTTGCCGCAGGCTCCGTGGCGTAGTAGTCCATGTCCGCCCGCTCATGCTCGCAGTGGTTCGATGCCCCGATAGTCTTGAAAGTGGAAGCCGAGCCTCCTTTCCAGTCTCTCGCCATAGTCTCGTTTCTTGTTTTCGTTTTCGTTTTCGTTTTCGTTCAGTACACTGCGGTATTTCCGCAGCCTCTCGTTGCTAAAGTCGCAGCGGCCCATGCCGAGGATAACATAAGGCGGCAGGAGCCGCTGCGGTAATCACGCAAAAGATTAGTTTCTCGTCACGGTTTTAGAGACCGTCGAGCCTTTATGGGGATGGGTCGTTGTCAGCCCCGTCGTGGGGCTATATCGCCCATCCCCGTTATTGTCGCGAGAACGCCGGATCGTAATCTCTGATCTCGCCCGTCACCGCGTCTATAAACAGCACGTCGTACACATCGCCGAACACCCACTGCGCATTGCAGTCCTTCGGTCCTACGGGCAGTCGGAGCGTGATAAAGTTGCAGTCCTTGGGAAGAATACCGTTCCATTCCTTCAGTCGCATCAAAGCCTGCTCGGCAGAAATCTTAATTGGCTGTTCGCTCATGTCGCCATCCTCAATCCACACATCGTTAATAGGGTATGGAATCTGCACGCCATACTTCACGTGCGAGTTGATGTACTGCACCATCGGCCCCTTCACGCTGTCCCAATAGAAAAATACATCGTTCACAGCCACCACATGCAGGTCGTCGATATTCTCCATTGTCACCGTGTCGTTCAGTATCACGCGACTGTTGCGCCACTGGTACTTGCCGTTCAGGGCAATCGTGTGCCCCTCGTCCTGCAGATGCTGGATGATGGAGTACATCGTCTGCCTGTGCAGCGCCTGGATATGGCCCACACCAGCCGTGAAGTCCTGTACGACGCCATCATAATCATGATAAACCACCACGGGATCGTCAATCTTCGGGGTCTCCCCCTTGCAGCCGTTACAGCTGCACACGAGGGCCATCACCGCCAACAGCAGCACCCCCATCACTTTACCGAAAAAATCCTTTTTCATCGTTGTGTAAAAATTAAGTTAATACTATGGGCCGAAACCCGGTTTATTCGTTCCTTTTGTTATCGGCTTGCGCCGAGAAATTTTGAGATAACCGCTACGCGGGTAATCGAGGTTCATCCTCGCTTCGCTCGTCGAAGAAATTATTCAAATTGGTTTCAAATTTCTCAAATCATAGTCTTGAATAATTTGGATTAAATTTGATAAATTTCCAGCCGGCAGGCTGTAGTCTCTAATTACTGGCCGTGAGGCTATCAATCCTCCACTTCCTCTGCCTCGCTCCACCCCGTGTCCGGCACGAAGTCCTCCCGCTCTTTCAGGTACATAACCCGCTGCCCGCCAAGCCAGTGCCACCGGAAGCCATGCACTATCAGTTCCTTCTCCGCCGCCGGCCACGGGTCGCCCCAGTCGATAGAGGCCCTGAGCCCCATAGCATCCCGCAACTGGCTCACGCTCATCACCTCCACGTCGAGCCCGAACCCCGGCATCGAGATCCACCTTTCGGCAAATTCCTCCACCGCCATCCGCACATTCTCCTTCAGTGCGTCGATGTCCGTCACCTTCAGCGGTGCCTTCTCTTCTCCGTCGTTCTGTGCCATCGTCTATTCCGTTTCTCGTTCCGTATGCTGCTGTATTACAGCAGCCCTATTCATCCACATACATCTCAGGGCTGACGCACAGGTCAATCTGCTCCATCCTTTCAAACTGCATCATCACCGCCACCCAGCCATCCTCTAACGGTCCCGCCGGCTGCACATAGAACTCATGCTCGAAGTCTATGCGTCCGTACTCCCCCGCCGGATTCTCGTCGCGGTCGTGCCTGTCCTTCAGCCACGTATAGAACTGCAGCGCATGATACAGCGCTTCCTCGTAGGCCACCACCTGCGCGTCATTGTCCACCTGACGGTCCACGCGGACGAAGAAGTACACCGCGTAGTTTCTCGTCATCAGTCCCCCGTCGATGCTCCCCTCCGCACCGTTCTCCATCACCACACATGGCGAGAACTCCGTTGATATACTCTTCGGCATCGCCTTCACCCCGTCCCAGTCGTCAGCCAGGTAAAACCGCCTGTTCCCGTTCGTCACCGAGTCCAGCATCGGCTTGTACGTCCGGCACCATTCCCTTACTATTCCATGAAAAGTCATAATCTATTTCTGTGTATATGTTTGTGTAGGAGATAGAGGGCTCGAACCCCTGCCCTGAGAGCCAGAATCTCATGTGCTGCCATTACACCAATCTCCTCCGTGTTATTCCTTCTCCCGCTTCAGGCGTTCATTGAACTCCATGATACGCTGTCTGAGCACGTCGTTGGTAAATTCCAATACAGGGTCGTCTTTCTTCGTTCCGCAACGCAGGGCCGACATAGCCCGGTTCATATACCTCTTGGTAAGATACGTCATCGTGACCTCTACGGCATTCTGTTCTTCTGCCGTCATGTGGTCTCTTCCAATAATCGTCTCGTCGCTCAGTACCGACCATGCGAACATATACTGGTCGAGGATGCTCATTTTCTTTTCTTCCATATCGCCTAATGTTTTATTGATGAATAATTCGTGATAATTTGTGTTTAAAAAGAAATGGCCTCAGTACGCACCAGCACATCCGTTTGGATGACAGGAATCGAACCTGTGTCTGCACTTACCGAACCTCGGCCAGCGAGCGGAGTCGAACCGCTTATTTCTCCGAGCGGAAGCAAATTCTTCACTCTTCACTTTTCACTCTTCACTTAACTTGATTCCGAAGTGCTTTGCTGCCTCCAGTATCTTCTCGTCCTCCAGAGCCTTCTCCTTCGGCTCTAAGGTCAGATACTCTTTCCAGTTCACCCGCCACTGCTCAATGCGCTTCTCCCTGTCCTTCCCCTCCTTACCACGTCGCAGGTCGATGAGCCATTTGCGCAGATCGCGGCGACGCTTCCTCTGTTCGCTGGTAAGCTCCGCCGGTTCCTGCTCCCCGCCTTCACCGTCAGCCACCGTTCCCGACGGTTTTCCGTCGGGCATCAGGAAGGCATTCCCGAAAGCATCCGTGCGAACGCGCCCGCTCGCCGCCACTTTCTCCCACTCCCGGTCAAGCTCCTCGCGTATCGCCCGTATCTTCTTGTCAATGCGCGTCGCCTGTTTCGCCCATTGCTCGCGGCTCTTTGCGCTCGCATGGTCGTCGTCCATTAGTAGCTGCATGTTATCTCGTGCCTCGCCCAACTGCCGCATCAGTTCGCCATACTCAGCCGCCCGCTCCTGCGTCGCCTTCGGCAACAGATGCACGTACTGGTCGATATGCTTCGGACGTGCCGGCACCATCCCGCTTGATGGCTGATGGCTGATGGCTGATGGTTGATGTTCCTTCTTTGTCTGTTGCGTGGCGATTACATCGCCGCCCTGCCTCTTACTGCCAGGGCTGGCTGTTGCTCCAACGGAAGAGGGGAGTGTCTGCGGATTACCCGCTCCGACTCCGGCGGCACGTTTTGGCTCATAGTTGTAGGGTGCAGCCGCTCCCCTACCGCTTGTATTATATGCGGTGGCCTTTGACGGCGGTAGCCGCTCGACCTCTGATCGCTTGCTACCATCGGGACGCAAGAAATTCTTCACTCTTAACTCTTCACTCTTCACTTCCGACAAGACACTCACCACCTGCCTCACAGCCCGATATGCCGACTTCATATAGATCTGCGTCGGCAGCCACGTGTCGGCCACGCCGACAAGCGCCGACATCAGCATGATGCCATCCGTCACCGCCTTGGTGTCCTCTGTCGTCCACCGCATCGTGATCGTCATCAGGCTCTGACTTCGAGCCATTGGCCTGTCCGTCATCGCCAGCAGCCGCGCCCCGTCTTGGGCAAGCCACTCCCCCACCCTGCCGACGAACGCCTTACGTTCCTCCGCCGTCATATCACCGTACCCTTTCAGGTAGTCGCGTACAAGTATCTTCTTAATCATATCGCCTTTGTTTTGTCTTTTCGCCCAATATAGCATAGCCGCAATCCAAAAGCAAGGGCAATAAAGATGGATGATGGAAGATGGAAGATGGATGATGCCGCTGTTCCGTAAACGAGCGTAGTTCGCGAGCCCTCCCGCTTCGCATTACTGCAATATTGCAATAGGTCAATATCGCTTTATTGTTAAATTGCATTAAAACATTACGGCAATCGTGCAATAGTTCAATAATAATATGTATCTTTGCAACTGCTACAACGAACATTTTTTTATTAAAAGCTACACAACAATGGCAACAAAAAATCGCAAAACACAGTTGCGTGCCGTCATCGGCATAGGCAACTACAAGGGCGGCGTAGGCAAGACCACTACCACCCTCAACCTCGCTATGGCCCTCACGCTGAAGGGCTACCGCGTGATGGTGATCGACATGGACCGGCAGGCCAACCTCTCCAGCTGTACCGACTGGGACCCCACCCTGGAGCTGCAGCACTACCCCACTATCTACCACGTGCTATGCGAGGATGCACCCATCCCCGTCTACCGCTCCGCATCAGGACTCTACTACTGCCCGTCCACCTCTATTATGAATAAGGTAGATCAGCAGCTGCCTACCATGCGCAACCCCGCCATGAAGCTGACACGCGCCCTGCAGAAGGCACCCGACGACCACACCGGCGAGGGACTGACCGACTGGATGACCGACTTCGACTTTATCCTTATCGACTCCCCCGTAGGTCCGCAGGTGCTTATCGACAACATCCTCATTGCAGTCAACGCCGTTCTCATCCCGCTCAACCTCGAAGGCTTCGCCCTCAACGGCCTGCAGAACTATCTCGCCTACATCCAGGAGATACGCGAAACGGAGAACGACGATCTGCACAATCTCGGCTTCCTTATCTCGCGCCGTGGACCAAAGGGGACGAAAGAGAACCCGACGAAGCAGGACATCGCCGAGCAGGCCCTGTGCCAGCAGTACGCCAAGGACATCCTGCCCGTAGTCATCGGCGACTCCAAGGCCATCGGCAACTCCCAACTCGACCTGAAGAGCGTCTATCAGTACCCGCCAGCCGTCGCCGCCCGCAAGCTATACGCCACGCTGGCCGACGAGATAGTGAAGCGTACTAAAGGACTAATATAGCCTTATTGCCGTAAAACAATAATGCAGTATCGCTATATTGCAATAAAGCAATAACGACATAATGCAATCGCGCATAAATGCAGTAACGCAATACTCCTATGCTACATTGTTGCAAGATATCGAAACGGCAATAACGCATTAGTGCAATATCGCAGTAAGGCTGTAATCCAATAGTTCTAAAATTCAATAATGCAATAACCCAATAACGCAATAAGATATGAGTACGAAATTCAAGGTAATCATCGAGGATGGGAACGTAGAGACGGGTATCACCCGTCGGACTATCGACTGCGAACATCTGGACGAAGCGATTCAGGAGTACCGCAAGGCACTCGACATCCACGACCAATCGCAGATCATTCTCGCAAGAGTAATGCCGTAAGGCAATACTGCAAAGGCGCATTATTGCAATAGTGCGATAATGTCATGCTGCAATAATTCAATAGTTTAATAATATAATAACGCAATAAGATATGAGTGCAATAGGAAAAAAGAAACAAGAAAAGTCGCCGCAGATCCTTACGAAGTCGCCGGAGGAAATTCTGCAGCTCAGACGAGAGATAGAGAACAGAGTAGGGGAGGGTAGTAACGCTACAGGCAGTGAAAACGAACTCACAGGCATCGCCGCAGAGAAAGCCATCGGTGCCCTCTGCTTCCTGCCAAAGAGCATCCACCGCCTCGCCACCGACAAGGCAAAGGACCGCGACATCACCGCCAAGCGCTTCTTTCTGGAAACGATGCTTATCGGTCTGGAACAGCAGGGCGTCATCACCAAGGAGCAGCGTCTCGACTGCCTCACGCTCCCCAATGAGTACGGCTGGAAAGGACGTGGCAGTAAGGCAGTAAAGCCTTAGTGCAATATCGCAATAGCACGGAAATACTGTAAGCGCAATATCACAATACTGCAATATATTACGATTGCAGTATTATATTCTCTCAATAATGCAATATTGCAGTTAAGCAATTAGGCAGTATTTCAATAAAGCAATAATTCAATAATATAAACTAAATGCTACAAAATTATGGAGAACAAGAAAATCTACATGGTCACAGAACTGACCGAAACCACTAACGAGCCGAAGATCACACAGCAACCAGCCAGCATCGCCCAGGACACCACCGCCAAGGTAGGCCCCGACTTCCCCACCAAGAAGGCCACCACCATCATGCCCAAGGAGGTGTTCGCCGCCCTGCAGCGTTACTGCATCGACACTGACACCCCGAAGCACCGCGCCCTCTACCTGTTCATTATCGACGGCCTGCACGCCAAGCACGTCATCACCGACGACGACTACCAGCGCTACCGCGACATGGCATCGCAGCTCACCACCACCTACGAGAAGAAATAGCACCTAAAACAGAAAGAATCTATGATACAGTACAGTCACGATTACACTAAGGTGGCAGATGCAGAAAGCCACCTCTACGCTGCACAACAGCTGAACGCCCACGACGACCCCATCGAGGCATGGAAACACATCGAGGATGCCAGACGACTTCTGCAAGAATACCTGGCACAAGACAACATGGTTCCTGATGATGACACTGAGAACGGCTGGGTACGCGCCAGCGATGCGTTTGACGATAACGAACTTGATTTCATCCGCGACAATTTGGCCGATTTACCTGACAGTATATACACCAGACCATCTATTGCCAACGAAGCACTGGCAATTATCAACCACTGCCAGAGGATATTGTTATGTCCGGAGTTTGACAGTGTTGAACAATTCCGAAATAATAAATCGAATAAATGGACGGAAATCCAAACGTAATCACAACTAATAGCTACACACATCTAAAGCGGGGTATGGTAGTTCCCGATAGGACAAACCTCGCGGCTACAACTCAAACTTCGGGCACTCCCGTTGCGACAGCAGCACACAGAACTCCTCTTCCGGACACCGCCCCAGCGTGGGCTTCCGGTCCTTCACAGTCAGTGTGTTGAATGTCGTAACGGGCGTGCAGCGTTTACACTCCCCGCACACATGATTCTCATACTCCTTGCTCTTGCCGTCGTCCTTACCGGCGGTCGTAGTTTTGTAGTTCTTTGCCATGTCCGCAATATACAGCCACGGCCTGGCAAATGTTAGGGCAGGGTAGGGCACCCGCCTACCATTTCGGAAAACTTTCCCATAGACCAGCGACTCTCCAGATACCCATACTCCGCCTACCATTTCGGAAAACTCTTACCCCATCGAATCGTCCACACCACCTACCTACCATTTCGGGAAAACTCCGCATCGTTTTATTTGCAAAGCAAATCTGCCGCTACCGTAACCGCCTAATATTCAGCGACCTTTTATTTGCCGACCATTTGCCAGCTCATCGTGCGCTCCCGCAATACCATCCCCGTAACCGTCCAGTAAACTGCAGTTTCACCAGCAGTCCCTTTACCCCAAAAAAACAAAAAAATCCTTCGCCTCGAAACGAAATAAATATATTTCTTTTATCGTACATATATATAGTATATTATATATAGCCGCAGACTGCCAACTGATTATCAGATAGTTACAGATAAAATCTTTCCGAGTTGGTAGGTACTGTTTTCCCGAGTTGGTAGGTATGCGTTTCCCAGGTTGGTAGGCAAAATCTTTCCGAGTTGGTAGGTGCTGTTTTTCCGAGTTGGTAGGTCTCATGGCCGTATTTTTCCGAGTTGGTAGGTATAGTTTTCCCGAATTCGTAGGTGACTTTTTCCGAGTTGGTAGGTGGGCGCATCTGTCCGAAATAGTAGAAATATTTTTCCGAAATAGTAGGACTGATTTCCCGAAAACAAAGGCGGCAAAATGTAACTATCTGACAACCAAAAGAAAGAAATATGCACTTCAAACAAAAAATAATTCCGAAAAAGTTTGGAGGTTACAAAATAAATGCCTACCTTTGC